ATATGTAGAGCCGTTTGGCAACGTGCACATAGAAAGCCTAATGTCTGGGACGCCTGTAGTAACCACGGATTGGGGAGTTTATACAGAAACAGTTCCTCATGGAGTTGTAGGCTTTAGAGGAAGAACCTGGGAAGATTTTACTTATGCTATAAGAAATATTAAAGATATAGACCCACAAGATTGTAGAGATTGGGCTATTAAACATTTTAGTTTAGAATCTGTATACCCGAAATTTATTGCTTATTTTGAAAAATGTATTTCTCATAAATACCTACAGAATGGGTGGTATTTTGATCGATTTTTGGAAAGTGGGCATAAAGATTTTTATACCTATAAACCTTATATAACTAATTATCATAATTATTTTAGCGATAAAGCATTAGAGAAATCGCCTGTAGAATTATGCAAATTAAAGAATATAAAAAAGAATCAAGATGTTTGGGTTTTAGGTTCCGGAGCTTCTGTAGAATATATAGATAAAGAATTTTTTAATAATAAAACTACTATCTGTGTTAACCAATCAGCTTATGCTATAGATAATCCAGAATATATAGTAATAAAGGATCCTAATCCGGAAGTCATAGATTATGCAGAAAAAACTAACGCAACTTTATTATTCTCTAATTTTAGAGAAGGCCATTCTAGACATCCACTTAATCAAATAGATTTAGAAAACTCAATTAGGTATTTCCATAATGAAAATAATATAGAAATCCCAGAAGAGTTTGACTTTAACTTAGATAAACTAATAGTTAGCCAGTCTACTATCACTACAGCTATACACTTGGCGGCTTATATGGGTGCTAAAAATATTATTTTAGTGGGCCATGATTGTGGTACCTTAGACGAAGTTACAGAAATAAAAGAATATAATACTTCCAAAAGGGGTGAGTCAGTAAGAACTAATGAAAAGTATCTTAATTGGTTAAAAACAATAGAAGCTCATACTCTTAATTTAAAAGAAAAATTAATAAAACATTATGGTGTAAATATTACATCTTTGAATCCATTCATAAACTTTAACCTAGAAGGACATACTTTTAAGACTAGTGAAAAATATTAAAAAATTATCAGGTATGCAGGCAGCTTCAGACATATACATATTATGTTCAGGGCCTTCCGCTGATTACCTACAATCTCAATTCCTTAATGATAAAATTGTCATAAGTGTAAACGCTTCATACAAGGCTTACGGAACTATAGACATATGCGATTATATAGTTATGCAAGATTATAATTCAGAACTAATTGAGGAAGCCGGGTCTGGTTTATACGACTGGCCAAAATTAATAATTCCTGAGCATGCGGGCGGGATGAAGACTGCAAAATCTTTTGTTAAATTAGAAGAGCAGCTATTTCCCGAATTTAAGGAAAAAAGGTACAACAGGCTATTTTATTATAAACACCAACATAATGTAGGAGTAAATAATAAAAAGCTAGATTGGACTAATAAGGAATATCTAACTATAACTAAATGTAGTACTCATACAGCAATGCATTTAGCCGCTCACTTGGGAGCTCATAATATTATTTTAGTGGGCCATGATTTGGGCAGTATAGATGGAAAATTGAATTATAAAGACTATAAACGTTATGGTAGCAAAGACTCTTATGTAAAATGGATGAAGAACAACGAAAACATAGGGCTAGACACTGTTAAACGTATAAGGGGTGCCTATGGTGCATATATTAATATAATGAGCTTAAATCCCTTCCTATCGCCTAATTTAGATGGGCACTCTTATAAATTTCTAGGATAAAAAAAAGACCCTCTATTCGAGGGCCTCATCTATTACTGAATCAAAATATCAAATTGTGATAATAGGCTTACCAAATTTATCGTAAGTAAACTCAGTGAATCTATCTTCCACTAAGTAACGAGGGTTATTTATAATATCCTCGTATTCAGCCTTTTCAGACTCATAGTTAAGGCGAAAAGTGCCTACTTTTTTCTTTCCAAAAAAACTAACCATTAGCCACCCCATCTTTTACGATCATTGGCTGCTAAATCTTCTATCCCCATATCTTGGGGGTCATGGTCTAAATGTTCCCAACCATCTTCTGCTAATTTTTCTAAATCAGTAGTTTCCTCATAAGGGATTCTTTTTATTTCATTAGTTTTTATGTTTCTAAAAACTTCGTATGTTCCATATTTTTCCATCATATTCTCCTTAAGGCGTTCCTCTGGTTTGTCCTTTAGTTTTTTCCGGGCCAGTTTTTACCTTATTACTATTACGCTGTCCAGGCGTTTTTTGATTGGGCTCTGTTTGAGTTCCCTGGGCGCCAATTTCAGAAACCTCTGCTGCTTGCATATAATAATTTAAACGCTCCATAACTAAGTTTGCAGTTACTGGTGCAGTTTTACTAATTTCCTGTATAGCCTGAGTTTGTTCCTCTGGCCCAAAGAACATTAGGGTTTTAGCATATTTTTCTATAACTTCATATGGGTCAATTGGGGAGCCTGCATTTTCTTCCATAAGTTCTTTTTCAAAAACTTCAGCTCTTAATCTTAATAGCTCGTCTTCAGCAGCTTTTTGCGCTCTAGCTTGATACCTAGTCATTATCACAGTAGCTTGGCCTTGAGCCTCGGCTTCTCTAATAGCTTTTTTAATTCCTTGATCAATCATTGCGCTATTTTCTTTAGTATTAGATATCTCTTCTTCGACAGCGGAATAACCAAAGTCTTGAAGAAGTGTAGACGCAGATAAAGCTCCTAATTCATTTAATTGTAATGATAATTGTTTAGATTGAGAGTCATCACTCATCTTAAATTTCTTCAATTGAATTTCGATTGAAGGGTATTTTAATAAGGTAACTATCTTATCGATAACAAAATAATTAATGAAATCTAACATATCTTCTCTATAAGTTAGGAATCCATTTTCTACAATACGTAATGAAATAGAAGAACCAGTCCACGAAGTTCCACCTTTAATAAATTCTACAGGAACTCCAATACTGTTAATAACGTTTTCTTCTAAAAATTTCATTTCAGGAGTTAATAATAGAGATCTAGCATTTCCACCAAGCTCTTGATATTGAACTGGAATAGGAAAAATACCTACATGGTTAGGGTCGCTTCTCCATTTTTTAACTTGCTCTTCAATATTAGCGCGCCATTTCCCTAAGTTCATCATAGAATAAGGATCCATAGCGCCTGTATTAGCTGGCGATATTAATTTTTTAGGTACAATATGGTCATTAGCTATCGCTTCATTACCACGTTTTAAAGTTTGTTGGTAATAAATTAGTCTAAGAGCGGCTAATATACGAGGTTTGCCCCATCCCATATCTTCCTCTGCTAAAGTAGGAGCTTTAAAATGATATAAATTATTGTTATCTAACATAATTTTTTTCTTTTTCTTTAAAGCTTCTAAGAAGACTGCAGGTATATCTTCTAGTATGGCCATGTTCCCTACTAAAATTCCTTGCTTAATCTTATTAGGCATTGCATAATAATAACGAGCATTACCTGATATAGGGTTATAGTCTATATCAATATTTTCAGGAGACCATCTAACGAATTTTAAACTACTAATTGTAGTTAAAGGTTCATCCTTAATATTCATTGGAGTTTCGTGCCCACACTTTTCACAGATAGCCTGGAATACAAATTTCTTTAATTTTACCCCACGCATAGAAGCTATTTCTGCCTCTGTACCACAAACATTACAAGCTAAAAATCTCTTTTGCTTTAGAAAGGCAGATACAAAACAGTTACCATAAGTATAGTAATCTAAACCAATTTCAATTAATAAATTCTTTAAGCGTATTTCTTTTTTAAACGCTTTAGCATATAGCTCTTTTATATCTGGTTCAATAGAGGTGTCATATATAATATCCGTTATAGGATACTCAGTCATCTTACTAATAACATTTCGTAAAATTTCATTAGTATAATAAAAAGTTTTACAGAACTTAAATAACGTTTTTATATTTCTTGGTAAAAAATTCTGTGATAAATCAAAAAATGGATTAGGGTACTTCTTACCTTTATATTCATCTATGTCGTTTTCTGTTAAGTAACGTACTGGCATTATTTAATGTACTCCATGATTTTTAAATATTTTGCAGCCTGTATACCCAACCTATCCTCTTCAAGAGGAAAAGGCCCGCTGCCTGCTTTATCTTTTACTACGTCAAGCATAGAATCGTCTATATTAGCGAATGGGTGGAAAAAGGTATATCCATTATCTATAAACATAAATTTAATATATTGAGTCACTTCAAAACTAAGTTCTAAATTAGGATGCATATTTTGTATGATATCCAAAGCCTTCCAAATAAATTCAGGAAGGCATCCTTCTGTTTTACCTACATCCGGGTTAATACCATTAAGTACTAAACATACGTTCTCAAAGACATCCATGTCTTCGTAAGCCTGTCTAGTTTCCCTTAAAAGCTTTATTACTAACACTTGCTGTCTTTCTAAATTATTTAATTTAGGAAAAAGCTTATGTAAAGTTTCCGGCTCTATTACGCCTGGTATTTTTAGTAAGTCTTCTATTAACATTTTATTTTTTGAGTGGTTTTCTCCAGATGCTTTCACGCCATTTAGGTTTTACTATATCTTTAAATAAACCACCCTTTGGGTTATTTAATGCAGCTTTATTTTTATATAAATAAGAATCTAATCTGCCACCTTGTAACATTCGAAGCTTAATCTTTAAATTATAATCTTTAGGTTGCTTGGTAATATGTAATATTTTATTTTTATTTTTAGCAAAAGGTTTTGCCCAATTGGGAACCTTCATTACTGCGTATTTTTCAAATACATATTCTGCTTTATCCATTTTAATTCTCCTCTAACTGAGCTTCTACGTAGCATCCTCGTGCTACAGCAGTAAGTGGTTCGTCTACTAATTTTATCTCACTAATCTCTAGTGGAAATTGTTTTTGTTGAAATTGGTCCTTAAATACATCGATAAACCCATTAACCATTGAAGACCCTCCACCAATAATTATGGGAACTGCGTCTGGGAAATTAGGCATACTTGTAGATGCAAATTGATTTGCTATATTAGATAGTAAGTACCGTACCATAGCTTCATAATAAGTTTTTACAGCTTGTTGCTCTCTAGTGCGCTCTACGTCGGAAGTAGGGGCTATAGTGTAGTCTCCAGCTTCTTTAATATACTGAGCTTTAGCTGAGGAAATGCCACAATCTCTTGCTACATTTTCATCGATCCAATCTCCCGATTTAGCTACGCTAAACTCTAAGGTAGACATCCCCGCATACATAATAGCTAAATTACACATACCAGCCCCCATCGAAATAGAAATACCAGTTAACCCCGCAGTTTGTAATCCAGCTAATCCTAAAGCTATTGCTTCATTTATAGCTCTAGCTTCATATCCTAAAGAATCAATTATTTGTTTTAAAACATCTTCATGATAGTTAACTTCTTGGACTTTATCTATAGGTTTTCCAGGAACACAATATACTATGCGTTCTTTTTCTTTTTCTGCTTTCCCTACTAACCCTAATATAATTTCCCTTAATACTGGAAAAGCATCCTGTTCTGTAGGGTTTAATAACCCTTGAGACATAGGCCTACTTAATTCTTTATTACCAAAAACTTGGGCATATTCGTACGCTTTCTTACCTATAATATGCAATCTATTATTAATTTCAACGTATGGTACTTTTAATAAATTTAGCTGTCTAGTAGTAGTAGTAGTTTTATCAATAGTTAAAAAAGCATTACGTTGTAAACGCATACCGTTTTCATCTACAGCTACAAAATTACCAGTTCCACAATCCAATCCTTTCATTAGTTTAAGCTCCCTGCATTATTAATTATTTCATCATCTATACTTTTTGCTAAGTTTGAAGCCCCTACTTCATAATCAAACATAATTTTACCATCAACCTCTTCTATAGGTACTTCAAATTGTTCAGCAGGTATATACTCTGCTGGTTTTGATTTAAGCTTTCCCCGTATAGGCCCTTCGTCTGTTAAACCATATTGTATATATTTATCATTCTTAATATTAATTTTTTTATTTTTAATAACAAAAGCTTGATATAGAGAAACGGCCGCATGTATGAATACGGCTCCGGCTAAAATAATTATTTCCATTATAATAAATTGATTACGTCTTTTTTAATAGGGGTAGGTAATGATTCTAAAATATCTAAAGCTTCTTCACCTCGTAATTCGGAAACAACCCCATTACCAACAACAGCAGCTAAATCCATATCTGGGACATTAGCTAATTTTTCTCTCGTAACTGTCACTCCGTCTATTACTCTGGAGGCTTCCTTAGTAAAGGCCATAGTAGTAACCATCGGGTCTTCTACTCCATGCCCATACCTTCCTAGTAATCCTACCTTCTCATCAATCTTATATAAAGCTTCGGCAGTCTTAATGGCTCCAAGGTCATCAGCTTGTTTTATTAAATCATCATATAATGAGTGGCTAGCTGTGTCAGATTCGCCAATAAATCCTTTCCTAACTTGTATTAAATTAAAAAAGTCCTCATTAAATTCATCTCGTAATTCTGAATATTTTTGAATAGCAGTACCACTAAGTTCAATATCTATATCTTGGGCAGCTTCCATAGTATTATTTATAAATTCTATTTTCTTAACTGTGTCCATTTTTTGATGATGTGTATCAAAATAAGATGCTGCTTTTTTTACAGCTAACTCGGTATGTAAGGGATATTTTTTTTCTTCAGCCCACGCATACTTTTCAATTGATTCAACTACTTCGCTAGTTTTTTCTACAAAAGCTTTTTCATTAATAGTACGAATATCTAAAGTGTTTGGAACAAATTTATCAGAATGATAATTTTTTAAACCCTCAGGAACTTGTATACCATAATTAAAAGCGGCACATGTCAAGTTAGTAGCTGCAATTTTTACGACTTCTTCTGGTAACGAGTTTTTCTCCTCATCTAAGAAAGCCATATTAATTTCTACAAGTTCTGGGGTAGTAGTAGCAAATTTTTGCAATTTCCCATGACTGGGATGCCACAAAATTAAAGCTACATTGGATTCGGATAACGCTCCAAGTTCTTCAAGTGATTGTACATGAGCTGTCTTAACAGAGTCAGATAATTCCTCTACTACTTCAGCTAATTTTTGTAAGTCTTCGTTAAGAATAAAATCTGTTACGTCTAAGCTTCTGCTCATTAATTTTTTCATTTTTAGTGTCTCCTAAGAAAAAATAAAGTTTTTTATAAAGTTGATTAGGATATATCCAGGGCAAGCTGGCTTGCCAAAAGAATCATGTCCATAAATTTCTGTTTCATCTAAGTCTAGTTTTTCATTTTTTAAAAGAGTATTTAATAGTTGTTTTAAACTATGCAATTGCTCTTTAGTAGGGTGAGAGTCCATTCCTGAATGATCTACACCGTTAAAATCTCCCATAACTAGAATACCTATAGAAGAAGTATTTTGGCCTTTACAGTGCCAAACAATACTACTTAAGTTATTACAAAGCAACACTGAGCCGTCTTTCTCTATAACATAATGATAACAAATGTGAGGGGCCCCATTAGGTGAAATATGATTATTTTCTCCTGGAGTAATATGATAGTTATTAACAGACTCTGCTGTAGCACCAGACACTAACGCTTGATGTATAATTATTTTATTAATCCTATTAAAAGCTCTATTAGCCCATACCCTAGTTTCATGCCAGGGCAGGACACTAGTCATATCTTTTATTTCTAATGGAATTTCTTCCTCTTTTTTGAATTTAGTAAATATATTGCAAATATTCCACATGTTTTTTTTATTTTGGTTTAATTTAATTTAAAATTG